GCACCAAGATGACCACCGCCTTTGCACGCAAGGCGGATGAGTACAACGACAAGCTGGCGGTGCTCGGCGGCAAGGTGCGTGCGCTGGGCATGGATCTGACCATCGCGCTGTTGCCGGCGCTGGATCAGATCACCGATGCGCTAACCGTGGCGGTGAGCAGCTTCAACAGCCTGCCGGATTCGCTGAAGGCCGCAGCCGTGGGCGCTGCCACGCTGGCGCTGGCATGGGGCCCGCTGAGCGGCCTGCTGAAGGGCGGCCTGGGCCTGGTCGCGGCGCTGGCCAACGGGATGGAGATCCTGCGCTATCAGTCGGCGCTGGCCGGTGGCGTGATGCCGATGCTGATCGGCCACCTGCGCGGGCTTGGTGCCGCGATCCTTGCGATTCCCGGGTGGGGCTGGGTGCTGGCTGGCGTGACGGCGTTGGGGCTGCTGGGCAAGGCGCTCTACGACAACAACGAGGGCTTCAGGAGCTGGGTCAACAACGTCGGCACGATTATCGCCAGCGACTTCGGCAACGCAATGAAGAACGCGGTGGCACTGGGGCAAGCCGCGGCCAAGGGCGTGGCAAGCGCGTGGCAGGCGCTGGTCGGCGCAACCAGCAGCGCAGCATCAGCCATCGGCAATGCGTTTGCCGGCCCGTTCGGGTTCATCGCCAACGCCGCGCGCCAAGTGTTTGCGCAGGTGCAGCGGGCTATCGCTTCGCTGTGGAACGCGCTGCCGGAGCCGATCCGCAAGTTCCTTGGCCAGGCCGGCAAGATGGCGCTCAACGCCAGCCCGGCCGGTTACCTGGTGGGCGTGGGCGTGCGGGCGTTCCAGATGGGGCCGCAGCGGACCACCAACAACCGCGCCGGCAAAGATGAGCTTGGCCCGAACGGCGGGCTTAACGGGTTTACGCCTGACCTGAGCACACTGGGAAGCAACGGCGGCAGCGACAAAAGCGCCAAGGCGGCAGCTGACAAGGCAAAACAGGCGCGTGAGGCGCTGGCGGCGTCCAAGAGCGCGCTGGAGCAATCCAAGGCCGAGCTGGCGATCCTGCGCGAGGCAGATCCGATCAAGAAGATCCAGCTGGAGTACGACGAGAAGCGCCGCGCAGTGATGGATGCCGCTAACAAGGAGATGACACGGGCGCTGAGCGTAGAGCAGCAGGCCAACATTCAGCGCACCCGCAGCATCGACATCCAAAAGCTCGACGTGCAGGAGAAGAAGGATCTGGCCGACGCCTACAAGGGACTTGGCGATGCTGCCTATGACGCGGCCTTCAAGACTCAGTTTTGGGGCTCAGCAACCGAGGCCACCAGGGGCGCCATGGCCGGCTTCCGCGATGGCATCAGCTCCTACCTGGAGAGCATCGGCACGCTGGGTGAGGGCATCAGCAGCCTGACTCAGAGCAGCATCAAGGGTCTGGAAGATGCCATCGTTTCGCTGACCACCACGGGCACCTTCAGCTTCCGGCAGTTTGCGCTGTCGGTTGTTGAGGAGATGACCCGAATGGTCACCCGGCTGCTGATCATCGCGCCGATCCTGCAGGCAATCCAGAGCTTGATCCCTGGCGCTGGCGGCATCGGTGCCAGCTTCCCCAAAGGCGCCGGCCTGCTGTCCAAGGGCAAGCTGTTTCCTGGTGGGATCTTTGCCAACGGCGGAGCGTTTGACCGCAACGGCCTGCAGGCGTTCGCCATGGGCGGCATCGTCAACCGGCCCACGATTTTCCCGTTTGCCGATGGTGGCGCCGGCCGCCTTGGCCTGATGGGTGAGGCTGGGCCCGAGGCGATCATGCCGCTCAAGCGCGGCGCTGACGGCAAGCTGGGCGTGGCCGGTGGTGGCGGCACCAGCGTGACGGTGAACGTGGATGCCAAGGGCACCAGCGTTCAAGGCGACGGCGGCCGCGGCGAGCAGCTGGCGCGTGTGGTGGCGCAGGCGGTGCAGGCAGAATTGATCAAGCAGAAGCGGCCTGGCGGCTTGATGGCGGCGTAACCATGGCGACCTTTACCTACACCCCCAGCTTTGAGGCGACCGAGGCCAGCAAGCCCCGTGTGCGCAAGTTCCAGGCCGGTGACGGCTACGAGCAGCGCATCCGCTTTGGCCTGCACACCGACCCGAAGGAGTGGAGCCTGACCTTTGCCAACCGCACCGACACCGAGCGCAACAACATCCTGGCCTTCCTAGAGGCACGCGGCGGCGTGGAGAGCTTTGACTGGACCCCTCCCCGCGGCACCGCCGGCAAATACGTTTGCGAGGAGTGGCAGGCCACGCTCAGCAACTGCAACAACAATCAGATCCAGGCCACCTTCCGCGAGGTGTTTGAGCCGTGAGTGTTCCGGTTTCAGATCTTCAGGGCATTGCGCCCAGCGCAATCATCGAGCTGTTTGAGATCCAGACAGTGCTGGCCCTGCATGGCCTGAACTACACCTACCGCTTCCATGCCGGCAGCAATGCCAGCGCCAATGGCCGGGTGACCTGGAACGGCAACGCCTACGACAGAATGCCGATTGAGTGCGAGGGCTTTGAGTACAGCGGCAACGGTCAACTGCCGCGGCCAAAGATGCGCGTCAGCAACATTATGGGCACCATCTCGATGGTGCTGCTGGTGGTGAATGACACCACAGTTGGCAACGATCTCACCGGCGCCAAGGTGACGCGCATCCGCACGCTGGCGCGGTATCTCGACGCGGTGAACTTCCCTGGTGGCGTCAACCCTTACGGCGCACCGGACCCGACCGCTGAGTTCCCGCGCGAGGTCTATTACATCGACCGCAAAAGTGTTGAGACCCGCGACGTGGTGGAATTTGAGCTGGCGTCAGCGTTTGACCTGGCGGGCGTGCGCGCACCCAAGCGCCAGTGCGTGAGCAACATTTGCCAGTGGGTCTACCGCTCCGGCGAGTGCGGCTATACCGGCGTGAGCTACTTCAACGAGAACGACCAGCCGGTTGCAACGGCCGGCGCGGACGTTTGCGGCAAGCGGCTGAGCAGCTGCAAAGCACGGTTTGGGCAGACCGCTGAGCTGCCCTTCTCAAGTTTCCCCGGCATCGGGACCTATTTCTCATGACCTGGCGCGACGCAGCACTGGAGCACGCCAAAGCGGAAGACCCGCGCGAAGCCTGTGGCCTGCTGGTGGTCCTCAAGGGGCGGCGGCGTTATTGGCCGTGCAGCAACCTGGCCACCGGCACCGACCAGTTCATTCTCGACCCCCTGGACTTCGCCGCAGCCGAGGACGCTGGCGAGATTGTGGCAGTTGTCCACAGCCACCCTGTCACCCCGCCGGTGCCCAGCCAGGCCGATCTGGTGGCCATCGAGCGCTCTGGGCTGCCTTGGTACATCGTCAACCCCAAGACCGAGGCATGGAGCAGCAAGCTGCTGCCAAGCGGCTACAAGGCGCCGCTGATCGGCCGCGAGTGGGTCTGGGGGCTGACGGACTGCTGGACGCTGACGCGCGACTGGTACGCCGAGCACGGCCTGCAGCTGCTGGACTGGGCGCGGCCGCTGACACCCGAGGAGTTTGAGGCCCAGCCGCTGTTCGATCAGTATTGGCGGGATGCTGGCTTTCGCGAGCTGGATGACGACGAGCAGCTGGAGCCGGGCGATGGGGTGTTGATGAGCATCAGCGGCCCTGGGCTCAACCATGTCGGCGTCTACATCGGAGAGCAGCTGGTGCTGCATCACATCAGGGGCCGGCTCAGCAGCCGTGATCTCTACTCGGCCTGGCTGCAGAAGCAAACCGGCCGCCGGCTTCGGCACTACGATGCAGGGAGGCTAGAGCTGGCGTGATGCTGCGCACCATCCGCATCTACGGGCGCCTGGCAAAGTTCCTGAAGCGCCGCGTGTTTCGCGCCGAGGTGGCCAGCGCTGCTGAGGCCGTGCGGTTCCTGCTGGCCAACTTTCCGCAGCTGGAGCCCGAGCTGGCCAAGGGGCACTACCGCGTCAGCGTGGGCGGCTACGACCTGGCCGAAAACGAGCTGCACGCACCGGCCGGCCAGCAAGAGATCAAGATCATCCCGGTGGTGGCTGGTGCTGGCGCAGTGGGGCGGATCATCGGAGGCGTGGCGCTGCTCGCTGCAGCCATCTTCATTCCCGGCTTTGCAGCCTGGGCGGGGCCGACAGCGTTCAGCTTGATCGTTGGCGTCGGCGCAAGCCTGGTGCTTGGCGGTGTCTCGCAGCTGCTGACGCCGGTGCCCACCATGTCGTCGGGCTCCACCGCTGACACTTCCAAGGACCCGCGCAAGTCCTACAGCTTCAGCGGCATCCAAAACACCAGCCGCCAGGGCCTGCCGGTGCCGATCTGCTACGGCGAGGTGCTGATCGGCTCGGTGGTGATCTCGGCCGGCATCGACATCGACCAGGTGACGGGATGAGCAGGATCGTCGGCGCTGGCG